GCGTGCTCACGGGCTGCTCGCCAATGTTTTCCAGCAATACGTTGACCGCATCAAGAAGGGTTGTCCTGCCCGGCGTGACCGATTGGTTGGCGAGTCCCATTGAGCGTCTACGGCCTTGTAGCACTCATTGTGCTAGAGAACGAAAAAAGGGGCCAGCATTGCCGGCCCCTCTGGCAAACATTCCGTAAAACACCCTAATGGCTTAGGGGATCACGATCTTGCAAGCCGATTCAGCGCGCAGCACGCCCATGCCGATGGCTTGGCGGGCCACCATCAGATCGGCTTGGTACTGAACCTTGTATTCAGAACCAGTCATCTGCAGCGAAGGGCTCAGCAGGGTAAGGACGCCCACAGCCTCCTTGCTAAAGATCAGGCCTTTGCACTTGCTCAGGTTCTGAGCGTAATCAGCGTTGTGGTCGCCAGATTGAAGTGTGTAGTTGGCCTGGGTGACGTGGTTGGACATCAGGATGGGGATGCCAGCCACCTGCAGGGTTTGACCCGTGGCAATGGTGCCATTGCCGCCACCACCACCGTTGAAATCGGTGTTGATTGCGCGGGAAGACTGCGAGATCAGGAAGTAGTCCTCAGGAGTGAACACTGCGCACATGCTGTCCACAGGCACGTCCTTGCCTTCAAATGCCACGCGGGCATCAAAGATGGCGTTGACCAGGGCATCACCCTTGGCCTGGCGGGTGGCGCCTGCGCCCGTGTAGTCAGAGCCCAGCGTGATGCCGTTGCCTGTCTTGTGAGCGTTAATAGCCTTGTTCAAGGGCTGTGTGGAGTTGCTGGCAGCCGCAAAAATCATGCGAGCTACTCGCCGGTCATACTCCGATGCCAAGGCGCGGCCCAGCTCAGTTGTATAAACCTGGCGGACATCGAAGTACGACATCAGCTCGTCCACCTCAAGGATCGCCACGTCGGAGATCATCAAGGCGTCAAGCGTGATAACGCGCTCGTTCAGATCGCTAGGGTCATTGCCAGTGCCGTTGATCGCTGTCCCCGGTTGGTGGTAGTAGGCCTCCATGCGCCCCGTGATTGGGAAGGCTACGGATTTGCCTCCACGGATGTTCCGCTCGCGGACTTTGCCTTTGAAAACCGTGGCACGCAAAAAGCTGTCAAGCACCTCAGCGGCGCCCAACTTGAGCATCAAGGCACGGTCGGCATCAAGGCCAGCTGCGCCGGGACCCCAGGTGGCGGCGGCGCCCTTAATTTGGCCAAGACGTGAAAGATCAGGAGCAACCATTGTTTTGGTATGCGAAGGAATTTGAGTTTTTAGACCGCTTCTCCTTCACCGTCACAGGTTGTCCTCCTTAGAGGGCCCGCCGCTTAGGTGGCGTCTGGCAAAAAGCTAACCAAATAAATCACTTGCTGCCAACATTTTTGCAACCTTGCCGCGGTAAGCCTCGTCAACTTCGTACAGCCGCTGGCCGCGGTCATTGGTTTTACCCATTGCATCCAGCACCTGTTGCTGACTTTCAAAACGAGTTTGCTGCGGCGCATCTCCGCCCCCGTAGAGCTTTGGCTCTATGACTGCATCTGGAGCGGCGCGGCGTGCAACCATTGCTTTTATGGCCCACTTGATGGCCTCCTTGTTGCCGCTGTCAACTACAGCGTTGTAGTCAGCCAGCTCATTGGCATTGAGATTGCTGGCAGCCCAGCTGCTTAGCTCAGCAAACCCTTGGTTGCCACCCACCATGTCTTTAATTTGAGCCGCATCAGCGTCGGTTAACACCTCCTGCTGTTGCCCAGCAGGAGCCTGGGCCTTTGAGACGTAGTTCTCCACCACCTGGCGGGGGACCTTAAAGACCTCCGCGAGATCATCAAAGTGACTGCTTACGTCCTCGCCGCTGTCGGCGCGAAACATAACGTCCGCCAAGTCAATGCCTTTGCCAGCCAGAGCTGCCACGGCTTCTTGGCCATAGACCTGGACAGCCTGCTCTTGCGAATAACCTTCGGCCTGTGCAGCCTCAGAATCGGTTGCGGGCTCTGATTGTCTGCCTAGTTTTTTCTCCAACTCCTGATAGGAGCGAGCCAGGTCTTCGACGTTCTTGAACTTGCCGGCTAGCAGCTCAGGCTCTTGTTGGGCCTGCTGCTGTTCTTTGACAAACTCCTCCAGCAGGCTTTCCTGGCCGGGCGCCACCATGCCTTCCGTTGCTGCCTCAGGCGCGGTGATCTGAGGCGCGGTTTGCGCGTTTGGGGTCGTGGTCATACGGGTTGGTCTTCAGGGGGTTGTTCAGCCGCCATCTGCATGTCCTGCGTAGTAGCAGCTGCATTGGCGAGTTTTTGTGGGTCGGCCATGCTTGATTGCATAGCCTGCTGAGCCATGGCCATCTGCTGTTGCTGTTGTGCTTCAGCAGCTAGCTCGTCCTCGGACTTGACAAGCCCAAGGATGTCGATGCCCATGGAGTACGCCAAGCGCTTGATTAGCTCAGGCGGCTTGACGTACTGGGCAAGCCCTTCAGGTCCAATCGTGTTGCCAAGCGTGGTCGTGAACCGCACCAACTGCTCCAAGTCATTACCGCGGCCGACAGCTGCCAAGCCAACAGTCATTACTGGCTTAACCAACTCCTTCGGCATTTTTGGCACCTTGCCCTGGCGAGTCAGGATGTCGAGCTTGCGGGCCACATACGGGACCTGAAACTCTGTTGTCAGAATTGAGTAAATGCTGCCCAGGCTGTTCTCGATCTGAAGTGCCTGCAGCCGAACTTCTTCTGCAGTGACGCGCTCAGCGTCTCGCATGTCAGCCAGCATGAACGCCTGCGCCAAACGGGCCTCAATTTGCTGTTTGCCCTGCATGGCCACGCTGAGGTCTGATGACTTTTGCACCTGTAACGCCAAGACATCATTGGGATCACCCGTGACAAATGAGCCGTTTGCGGCTCGGGCCAGATCAGCAGCTTTAGTGACACCGCTGGGTTTGACTAAAAACAACACCTTGCTACTAGCCAGTGCGCCTTCTGCAATGGCCTGACAAAGTGCTTCAACTGTTTGCAGGTCAGCAATGGCGGCACTTTCGATGTAGCCCACGCCATAGGGAGCGCCATCGCATCTAGTCATGCGTAATGGCAGCCAGGGGCTTACCTCTTTAGGCGATTTGCCTTCAGTGCCAGGAATTTTTTTACCACGCACCTCTTGGTGCCAATAGACATACCCGTTCTTCCAGCAAACGTAGGTGTAGAGCTTGACGGTCCTTTCCTTGCCTTCAGCTGTTAGATGACGATCTTGATCAAGGATGCCATGCAGCTCGTCGTCTTCTTCCTGCAACAGTTCTTGAATTTTCTGAGGCAGTTGTGCAATAGCAAGCTGCTCACAGGTCACTACTTCCAACGGATTACCCATAGGGTCCCGTGAAACCACAAAGCGGTTTAGATGAAAGACCCGCAAGCCCTCCGAAGAGATGTAAAGCAAGGCGTTGCCTGAAACAATCAGGTGCAACAACGCCTCGTGAAACACCACGCGGTCATTGCTGGCCTCAATCTCCCGCAAAACCATCCGCTCGATCTTGCTAAGCGCTTCTTCCGTAGTGGATTTTTGCTCTGGAGTGACGCCTTGCTTGGCAAGTTCTGCGTCATCAAGCGAGAAACGGAAAAACTGCTGCGTTGGCGGCAACAAGGCCAAAAGCATCCGACTAGCCAGGTTCAAGACACCGCGAGCGCCAATGCCGTTCCACGGAACCGCGTAAGAGTCCTTGTGATTCTTGTCTGGCTCGTTGGTATTAGGAATTAGGTACGGAATCGTCAGCCGAGCAGCCGTTCGGGCGCGATCCAGGTAGTGATCACGGTCACTTTCAAGCCGCCGGTAGCACTGTTCAGCTGATTCCATGGGTTACACCGAAATGTTGGCGCCAGAGCCGACGCCATAGCTGCCAGAACCCATCCGCAGGCTGGCACTGGTGGTCTTGGCGCCTTGTGCGCGAGTCCTGTTGTCGTCCACGGCAGCTGTGGGCGCTTGCTTGTTGGCTTGACGCGCCAGAATCTGTAGCGATTGCGTAACAGCGGTGCCAGCCGAGCGGATTTGGCCCAGCCGCTGCTGCTGCTCGCCTTGCAAGCGCGTTACATCAGCTCGCTGCTGCCGTACAGCGTCTTCTTGCTGCGCTTGCAGCGCCAAAAGCTGCGCTTGCTGGGCGGTAGCTGTGGTTGTGCGCTCTTGTGCCAAGCGATCCAGCTCGCGTTGACGCTCTTGAGCAATGCGGTCCAGCCGATCCCGCTCTCGCTGGGCTTCAGCTTCAATGTGCTCGCGTGGTCGTCCTCCTCCGCACATGGTCAGACTCCAATGTTGAGGCCAGTGCCAGGAGAAGCAGGCAGCGCAGCCCGGCTAATCCGCAGGTTGCTTTCGGGCTTCTTCTTCTTCACCGTGGCAGCAGTGGTTGTAGCGGCCTGCGGCGATTCAGTTTGAGTAGCTGTAATCGCGTAGGTCGATGCTTGCTGTGCAGCAGAAGCCGCAGCAGCTGCAGCAGCCTCATTCTCGTAACGCTTCTGCAGATCAGCCGTCTCCAAAGTGGCCTTGTCAATTTGGGCCTTGAGCTGGTTTTGAAAGTCGGTTTGCGACTTCTGCATGTCCGCTTGGTATTTCTCCAAGGACGCTCGGTTTCGAGCAATGTCTTCTTCGCTCGGGCCGCGATACACGACCTCTGGCGCCTGTGGCTGGTTTCCTCCAAAGCACATGGCAAACCTCCTAGGTGGATTGGGTGGTGATGTTTAGGCCAGAGCCGCCGCTGTTAGCCACGGCCGC